CCTGCTCAGTGTCTATTTTATTTAAAATATCAAATGCATCAAATATTGCAAGCTTCTTTGTTGCTGCCGCATTTTTTAATCTATCCGCTGCAAGCTCATCCTCTGGATCATGCTTTATAATATCTTCTTTTGCCACTTTTATTAATTGCTCAACTGCCTTTCGACCAGCTTCTATAATTTGTAGTTTTAATAAATCTGAATTCATAGCATTAATGTTATTTGATGATCAAACATTCTATATAATTTCTGTCCATCAACTTCAAATTCATATTCACTTTCAGGTTTAAACCCAACCTTCATTCCTTGCTGTACACCCTTAGACTCTAAGTAAGTATTAGAATATTTCATCCTACCCATTAAAGGTTCTTCGTTAAAGTTTTTAATTAGAAAATATTCCTCTGAAGGAATAGGCTCAACAAAACAATATTTAGAATGGCTAAACCACTTATCATTTTGTTTGTATAAAAAGAATTGCTCGTTATCAACAAAGAATAAATTATCTTTAAAATAACTCTTACCACTCTTCTCTCTACCACGCATATCATAATAAAATTTAAATACATTATGATGAACCAAAAGTATATCACCTTTTTTTACAGGACCTTTATATTTTAAAGGTGTAGATATTACAACAGCCTCTCTGTTGGAGGCCATGTGGTTTTCTTGTGATGAGCTAGTAATAAAGTCTATCCCCTCTATTTCCTTAGAGTTTTTGTATCGCTTGCCTTCTAAAGGTTCAACGATAAAATAAAAAGGCGACCTCATTAAAAGTTAATATTATATTCTATTGACACGGGCATCTTTGCTCCAAACTCTTTCCATAGTAATATCTCATCACTCCTTTGAATCCATACCTTTATCGAATTAGTGTTATAGTCTTGCTGAATTAAATGAATAAAATATTTTCCATTTAAAATCTCTTGACCCACTAAGTAGTGCATTGCACCTGATTTGTAATCAGGACCTACAGAAATCTTTCGTATATCCATTTAATTTGATTTAATTTGAATATAAAGATACAAATATTTTAATACGCCTATTAGCACTAAAATTTAAAGTAGATAACTATCTATTGTGCAGCTTGTTGCCAAAAATTTTTTCTGTCGATCTTCCGCCAAAGTATCCTAAAAATACAATTTTCCCCATATCAGTTAAAAGCTCCAAGTTTGGAATCTCCATAAAGTACCCTAAAATCATAGCAAAAGTTAATGCTATCAGAGTCAAGGGCCTTACGTTTGATGAAAGGAACGATCCGCTTTGAACATCTGCCACCCATCTTTTTGTAGTACCGTCTATCTCTACTCGCTCTATTTTGAGCTTCTCTAAAGCTATTTCCTTATCAGCTTCACTTAAATCTTTATTTCCACTTATAAGTTCGGATATAACATTTCCAGGAAGTATAGCATCTCCAACTATACCTAGTATTGAAGGAACTTTTTGAATAATAAATTTTCCTACTTTTGTTTCTTTAAAGGGTTTCTTGCTCATAACTTCTGTATGATGTTCTTCCGTTAATTTTTTCAGCTATTAATATTTTGTTTCGATTTAAATCATCTGAAACATAACTTACGTGAATCCAATTTGGATTTGTAGAATCTCCAAACTCCCATATAAGCTGATCAAAGTTTAGATTTGTTTTTATATAACTAAACATTTCGGCGTTTGTCTTACATCCAAATGTATCGTCTAGGTCAATAGCCTGACCTTTGCAATGCTGACTGGATATACTCCCACCTATAGCACGATTTAAATCTTTCGATCTAAACATGCTGTTGATTTTTATTGGACCTTCTGCATACTCTCGAAGAGGTTCAAAAATCTGAGTAGCAATAATAACCATATTTGAAACTTCCTTATTATTAGGAATGTTTTTAATATTTAAACGAAGCGCAGTATTAGAATGAACAGCTTCTTTATAGGTTATATGATTACTTATTTTTTTCATACATTATGTACCACTTATGAATGGTATAACCTATAGCGATTATAGTTGCAATAATTTTTACAACAACATCTAAATTAGTTAGTGAAGTTGCTAAAGCCCCTACATTAAGAGCGTAAATCTTTAAATCAGATATCATATGTGGTTTGAGATTGAACATAAATATAATTTATCTTAATGTTACCAAAAGTAGTGTTCTGTATATAGATCATATTTATTACAAAGTTGGCTTTGTGTCTGGAAAGTCAGATGTTGATGGCCAGTCTCTAAGAGCTTGTCTGTATCTATAATGCAAAGGTCTTTGTGGATGATCTTCTGTTTGAATAATAGAATCAGTTGCATTTAATTCTTCGTTGCGCCAAATTCTCGCTTCTTTTTCTGTCATAATTATATTATTTTAGTTTTATAAATAAAGGTTGTGCATCTCCCATAGCTGATGTTTTAGCTACTGAGTCTCCAAAAGCTATCGATTCTTGGTATATAGGAATAGTAGCGGCACTTCCACCAATAGTACTATAGTATAAACCGTTATTCAATACTAATCCTGCTTGATTTATTCCTGGGATATTTGCTACACTTGTGTCTATAGTCATAGTTGAGTCGTGAAACACCCATTGGTTTGAAGAAGTTTGATTTATCCAATATCCGTTTTTTACATTATCGTAGAATATACCCTCAAATGTAGTTGATGAAATAGTAATAGTTTGAATAATAGTGTTAGTTGCCATATTTATAACAGTTACTACCCCAGTCCCTGCTTGAATATAGTATGAATAACCAGTATTAGGATTAAAAGTCGCTTGTGTTGTTGAAATCCAACCAACATAACTTGAGTTAAATGCAACAGCAACACTACCGTTGGTAGGGTTTATACCTATAAGACCAACTCCTCCTCCTCCTGCTGGAGTACCTACTAGCCATAGTATATTAGTACTTGCATCATAACCTGCGTTCATATATATACGTCGTATATGATTAAGTGGGCTTGTACCTGCATCACCTATATTAAATGAATTAGTAATTGACCAAGTAGTTCCTGCACCACCCGGGGTTCCTAAAATGAATAACATTTGGGCTCCAGAAGCGCCTTGAATATCCATCAAAAAACTTTGAGTTCCTGCTGCATTAGAAGATATAGTTCCTTGGCTTGGGAAAGAAGGTGCTGTAGCTGTTATATTTCCAATAGTAAAAAACCCAGCTTCCCCAGTTGCATTAGGGTAAGTAGCGTATGATGAAAGGGTTGTATTACCAGTTTTAATCCAAATAGAGTCATTTACTGGGTTTGTATATAAACCTGTGGTGGCATTATAACCAACTGGATTGCCTGTAGCTGCTACTTTAAAAGGAGCATATGAATTTATACCTGCGCCTTCGCCGCCGCCGCCCGCTGGAAAAAATGTTGAAAAATTACTCATATTTATTTATTTATTAATTAATTTATTAATTAGCACCTACTATAGTCCATCCATTTCCGTTTGGAGCACCAGACGAACTAAATACTAAATCAAATGCTGCGCTTCCGTTATCTATAACAAGATTAGATGTATCTCCCATTATTTTATCTGCATTAGAACTCGAAGCTCCATTAGCAGCCAATACATTTGTTACGTTTCCACCCGAGGCAACAAAATTATTTGCAATACCTATAGTGTCTCCGTCAGTAGGAGATGCAGGTAAAGTTATAAGTATTGCGGCTGGATTTGTTAATATATATAGATAATTTTTAATCGCAGAAATGTTTGTTGCTGACGCTACAATTTCAGTTGTGTATCCTCCCGCGTTAGACGCTGCGTCAATTGTAAACCCGGCGGGTGTAATCGAAGAAAAAGTTATACCTGTTCCGCCAGTAAGCGTAACAAGATCTGAACTTGAATCTGATCCAGTCAAATTTAATGTTGCCGCAGCTGTAGTTCCGCCAGCCGGAAGAGTGTAAGTTGTGTTTGTGTCTGCTGTATAACTAGGAACGTCCCACGTATTATCTTTACTTAAAAATCTAGTAGTAGAATCTGATGTTCCATCAGATGCACTTAGATCTATAACGCCTGTAGTTACAACGCCAACCGCATTTGTATTTACAGTGGCTGCAGAAACATAAGTTCCATTTACATTTGTAAATGAATCAACACCAGCGCTAGTCGTTCCATTGATTGTTATTACATTTGTTGCTGAGGAAACTTGTATATTTCCTGTACCTACAATTGTTACCGTGTCAGTACCGACATCATTACCACCTGTTCCTGTTAATACTACAGGGACACTATTGTTCCCTACAACACTATCAGTTGAGGTTAAGGCATAGGCTGTACTTCCAAAATCTATTGTTGTTGTACCATTGCCCGCAAGTAGTGTTGCTCCTGATCCAGTTAAACTAACTGTTGTTGGAGCGATTGCCGCTGCTTGATTAGGCTTAGTACCCTGAAGGTTTATTGTTGGTGAAGCACCAGCGTTACCTGTAGATACAACATATGTCGTATCAAGATTAGCTGGAGGTATTCTTACGTTTAGCTCTCCTGTTTGTAAGTAACCAACAACCTCAGTAACGTCAACTGACGCATCTAATTTTGCCGTGAATTCTGAAAATTTAACTGCCATTTTATTTTTTTTTAGGGTGTACTTTCTGTTATTAAATCTCCATTTGGTAGACCGGTTCCGTCCTCACTTACCATTTGAAGCGAACCTTGACCAACCCCAGGAGTGTTTATTTCTGTTATTATATCTTGACCTCCGAATGGCGGTGTAATTCCTAATTCGTTTATTCCTATAAAATTCGCTATTGCAATTAAATTAGGCATACTACCAGAGTGCTATTATGTTAGAGGCTGTGGTTCCCGTTAACCATACTTTTTTAACTTGTACTGGGAAAAAAGCTCCTGTGTTAATTCCTTGAAATGTTACATCATCTCCCGCTACTGTCGTTACTCGTAAATTTCCTGCCGTTCCAATATATAGAACTGCACCGTTTTGCTCACCACCGTAAATTGCATACCCCTTTGCAGTTGTAACAAATATGTTCTGACCAACAGTTAGTGTCGTTCCATTTACAACAGCAGTAATTTCACTTTGAGTTCCATCAGTTGTGTTTACAGCAATCATACCCGCGCGAACACCTGCCGTGATAAAATTTAAGGTTGCCTGATTAGCTGTGTCTGTTCCAACTCTACCCGCATCAATAAGTTGAGTAGCGCTTCCAGAAGTAGTTGTTCCTGTAGCAACACCTAATCCAACATCAGGAATGACAGTATTGTCACTTCTGTTTACTGACCATGCTTTTCCTGCTTGTAATTTTTGATATGCCATTGTGTTTTATTTATAAGGTAAAATTCGATTAAGAGTGTCGCGACGCTCATCACATCCGCAATCGGAATTTGTCGCAGCCGCTACCTTATCAACAAAAGTTTTTATTCCTGTTGCCTTAGTGAATTTTGCTACCGTATCTCCAAATCCTTTTGATTTCATTTTTTACATTTACATTTTCCATCCTTACACTCATCCAAAGAGAAGGTGAAAAACAATATTAATTTATTCCAGTTACACTTTATTCTATTTATCATTTAGACTTATTTATCTTTCGCATTGTCTTAGCGAAGTTATACTTTTTTGATCCTGGTGGACAACTAGAACTCCCATACTTCTTTCCAGTGCAATCACCCAGAGTACCTCTGCGCTTAGCTCCTTGGAAAACATTCTGTATAAAATTCTTGTCCTTTGCCATAAAAATCTACTTCATATTGTGATCTGCAGAATAAGGACGCTCACCAAAGTGCTTCATCATTCCCTTAGATTCGTTTCTTCGAGACTTCATAGACTGTGACTTCTTTCCATTACGAGCTCCTAATGACTCGTCTAATCTTGAATTATAACCTTGATTTTTCATAATAAATATTTAAATTATAAACACAAAGATACTAATATTTTTGTTGTCTATTTTTTTGATTTAGCTCCAGAACATTTCCAGCGTTTTCGTGATAAGTTATTTGGAGTGTTTGGGTCGTTCTGTTTCTTTTTACTCAATCGTTTTTTTATTCCTAGGCTTCTTGCGCAGTAACTATCTCCCTTAGTTGTCCCTGGTCTTACTCTAGGACCTCCATCTGAAGAGTTACCCGACTGACCATAGCTCACTCTCTTACCTGTAGAGGTTATCTTAACTAAAGCCTTTCCCTTTCTTGGTGTAGCCATTACTTCTTGGTATGACTATAGCCCTTCTTTTTTAAAGCTAAGTGTTCGCTCATTGTTTTAGCAACTTTTTTAACGCCACTCTTGCTGTACATGTTATGCATTTTAAATTTTGCCATTACTTTTTTATTGTTTTAACTTTTCCATTTGTTGTCCTCGCATACTTATGCGTCTTAGTTTCACGGATTAAAGTTCCTGAATAGGTTTTACCCCCATACTTCCAACTAACTTTCTTTGCCATTAGTATCCTGATTTAGTTTTTTTCTCCATACCGTAGTTTGGATTGTTCTTAATCTTACCGCCACTCATTTTCATGAATGCATTTGCTTGAGCCTTTCCCACTGCATTGTAAGGGAATGTTCTTAATCTTCCATTAGGCAATTTTATTGTTGGCATAATTTTATTTTTTATTTTTTCTATTTGGTGTGAAAGGGTTTGCTTGAATTCTAGCTTTAATAGTAACCCCTCTTGGCTTAATAGTGCTAACACTTTTCTCAATAAGATTACCCTGCCTATTGGTCCCAGCAGTATTAGCTACAACAGAATTCCCTCTCTCAACGTACTGATTGTTTCTTGATTTAACATACGTTTGTGTTTGAACTCTATTTTTCCCCTGTCGTACAGTTCCGGTTTTCTTTTTTGACGATAAGGTAATTGTTTCTTTTTTTGCCATGATTATTGTTTTTATTATTTGTATAAAGGGTTAGATACTGATTTCATTTTACCTCTTGTTGAGTCCCATACTTCAATAGTCTCTGCGATAATCTTTTTTTTCGCTTTTACTTTTGTAGTCTTTTCTACTACTTTTTTTTCTGTTGCTACTTTCTTTTTAGCCATTATTTCTTTCCTTTTAGTTCAGTTAATTTTTCAATCATCTCTTTTTGCATCTCAATGATCATTTGTTCGAGCTGATCATTTCTTACTTCCATCTGATTGTTAACAGAAGATAGTGACTCGTTTTTTGATTTTAACTTATGTACCTCATCAGGCTGCTGTCCTATGATTGTATACACCACCAAACCTAAACTAGATACTAAGGTTCCCACTATGGCTACAAATAAATCTTTGTTGACCGGTGGAATTTCAATGAAAGATAAGAATAATAATAATAACACTATTAATATAAATATTCCGGCTGCTCCAACATAATGTCTTAACTCTTTTTTTTCATTAACCATAATTAAATATCTTTGTACAAAGTTATAAAATTAAATCGAATGAAATCAAAACCTAAAAACGACTACTTAAAGTACTGGAGAGTGGCAAGAAACTTTATTCAAGTAAAGTACAACCTATCAGAACCAGACCTAGAAATGCTACTTTTTTTATTTAGCGAAGAATACTTTACCAGAAAAACATACAAAGAATACGAAAAGCTATTCTCCTGGGATACCGACAGATTTTATCGGCTGATGAAAGAAGGATGGATAGAGAACTTTCAGCAAAGACAACACAGGACAACTGCTCTTTATGGGATTACCTATAAAGCAAGTCGTGTTATTAGTTCTCTTTATAAAAAATTAAATGGTGGTGAGTATCCAGAGTCACAACAGTCTAACCCTTACTTCGTAAAGACTAATGTGCCTTACACTCACTCGCTATATCGTAGGTATATTAAAAAAATTAATGACTCTATAGAACAAGAACGACGTCATTCTCCTGAATAACAGTATGGCTAACGCTGTCTATCAGCATGGTATAGCCAGCCCTCTTATCGTAGTATATCTCACTACCCTCATCGATAGCTGTTACATCAGTGCCTATTTTTACTATGACCCCCTTCTTATATCTCAATTGACTAGCGTCATCTGAAGACAGTAAGAGTCCTGAGTCAGTTTTAATCTCCTCCTCGATAGTCTTGATAATAATGTTCTTCCCTATTGGTATCATAATTTTTCTTTATTACATTCTCCACAAGTATTTTTATACCCCGCATTCAAAGATCCGCAGCCACAGATCCAGGAAGTGTCTACTAAATTATTTTTATAATTCTCCTGGGCCATAAAAATTTATTCTTTAGTCTCGTAACTACGCGCCATAGTAATTATAGCGTTCGTTGATAATATTGTAACGGCCACAGAGACAGCGTTTTGCAAAGCTTCCTTAGTAACCTTCATAGGGTCGATGATCCCCATCTTGATCATGTCTCCTACCTTATTGTTCTTGACGTCAATCCCTTTAGTGTCGTCTATTTTAGGTGTCCAATCAACCCCCGCATTACTTAGTATCTGAAGCAATGGTGCCTTAAGTGCATCAGCCAAAATCGCGTGAGCGATCAAATTTGATTTTGAGGGTATGCCGTCCATATTTGAGTTTCTCGATCCTTCTTTGTATAGCGCGAGCCCTCCACCGGGTAGTATCCCCTGTTCAAGTGCTGACCTAACTGCACATACGGCATCATCAACTCTATCAAAAAGCTCCTTTTGCTCTAGGTCAGTGTTCCCTCCGACTCTAATTACACCAATACCTCCAGTTAGTGACGCGATCCTAGACATTATAAACTCCTTCTCTATTTTTTTCTCAGTAATTTTATGCGCGCCCCATAGCTGGTCAACGCGTTCTTTTATTGCTTGGTCATCTACATGGTCACTATCCTTAAGGATAATGGTTTGGTCTCTATCAGCAATAACTTTCGATGCTCTACC